CCCATGATTGGCATCTGCTCATTCCCGAGCTTACTATCGCGGCCCGTTTAGGGTGACGGTTTAACCCCGTCTATTCCCTGGCAACTTGCCATAATAATGCGAAGTAAGTACTCGTTTCTCAGAAAGTCTTCTGAGACCACCCTCCTGGTTTCCCAGGTTGTTGGACGACTCGGTTCCCTGATCTATTTCGGAGTATCGCAAAGTGGCTAATCGTCGTGATTATAACTATTCGTGGGCCAGAACCGGCACGGACTTTTATCAGAATGGGTCTCAACAGACCTATTCTATTCCGGGCTGTGTTGTTGGTTACCGAACAGCTACTGATTACGCGCGACGCCACAAGCCGCCTGGGCCTTTTATCGCCCCGACGAACTATTCCGTTACAGAGTCGTTAAAGCATAACCCTTACGGTTCACAAGTCGTTTCCGCCCCAGGGTATTATTTTGCCCATACGGGTTATTGGGACGACATGTCCGTAGACGCATGGATAAGTATCGATACGATACCTATTCCACAGGGTTATCCGGCTGATCTCGTCGATAAGGCTGTTCTCAAGCTTAGGACGCAAATGAAAGGTACATCATTCAATGCGGCCCAGGCTCTTGGAGAACGTCGACAGACTGCCAGCTTCATAGGGAACACGTTAACTAACATCGCAAAATCTGCACGTGACCTCCGTCATGGTAATTTCCAGCGGGCAATGAAGCGCCTGGGTGGAAAAGACGGTGTCGCGCGTAGCATGAGCGATGCTATCTTGGCGTGGAACTATGCAGTAAAGCCCTTATGCTCCGATATCTATGGAGCAGTCGAAGCGCTTGATAAACGCGACGGCGGTGTAAAGGGAACCACCTTTAGGGCAACTGAAACCGCAAGGTATCCTGTGAGTAAGTTTACACAGACTCACACCAAGGATACTCGCCAGTGCACCGGTGAAATCTTGTACGGCGCGTTCTGTCGTGCGGATATGCGGCCGAGCAACTCATCGCTTATCACGGCGAGTCAGCTCGGGCTTACTAACCCACTCTCCCTTGCTTGGGAGCTGGCACCTTTTAGCTTCGTTGTCGACTGGGCGTTACCGCTGGGAGATTATTTCTCTCAGTTCGACGCTACTCTCGGCTGGGAAGTTATGGGTTACAGTCAGTCCACTCTTATCCGGAAACGGTTGGAGTGGTCTGGTGTGTCGACTGATGACGGCTATGCGAAATATACAAATATCTGGAAAGCAAGTTACCAGTATACTAGTGTAAATCGCTCAGTCTTCTCGTCGATTCCCTTCGCAGTTAAGCCACACTGGAAGGATCCTTTTAGTAAGCAACACGTCCTCAACGGCCTGGCTCTTTTGAGTTCGGTCTTTAGAGGTATTAAATAACCTAACAGACAAAGGTAACAAACCATGCCTGCTATGGCTGCCCTGACCATCAATGATGGTCAAGCTACTCCCGCCGCGCACACGTTCGCGGTCGATACGACGAATGGTCGGAAGGCCTCGTGGAACGAGAAGACCGCGGGCATTGCCCTCGGTTATTTCCCGCTCTCCTTCGAGTACCGTCCGGCCACGACTCCTACCGGCGCGAACCGGGTGCTCATCAATCTGTCCACGCCTAGCGTGGCGACGGTTGATGGGACTACCAAGCGCGTACGCGTGAGTTCTGCGAGCGTTGTATTCAACTTCGCCCAGGACGCTACGCTACAGGAGCGTAAGGATCTGTTGGCTTACATTGCCAACGCCCTTAACGATGCGACTAATAAGGCCGCGATCTATAATCTTGATTCCTGGTTCTAACCAGCCAAGATGAGTAGGTCACGTCCTGTTAGTCTCTCGAAAACGCTCATTGATGCCCCTTTGGGGCTCTCTACCATGAGGATGTTCCTATGGCTATTAAGCGTACTCGCGGTCCTCGGACTGCTCTCGTTGCTTGTTCTCCGTCCCTCGCTCGTATCCACGAGCGAGTTTTCGAAGCCCTCCTCCTCCCAGCCCCAGACTCAAAACACGAGTATGGCAAGCCAGGTGGGGGTTATCTGCCAGCCCCTGACTTCGGTACAGTAGAGCACAGCCGCGAATCTGTTAATCGATTCGCTACTCTGTACTTTGCATCCGAATGGCTTAGCAAACTCGACGACGGTAAGTCGTCGGCTGCCAAGTCTCAGGTGGCAATGCAGCGCTTCGAGGAAGCGGAGAGTTCTTGTCGTGAGGCAAATGTGAGGCTGAAGCATTGGAGGAAATCTCCATGGAGTCGCGAGATTGCACTTGCGATCCAAACAGCTTCAAACACACTTGGGCCATTCGACTGGAACGAGGCAGCAAAGTACTTCCGATGGGGTCCGGGCGCTACAACGCGTCTCACCCGACGTAAGTCGGATGCAGCCTACAAATACAGCGGTAACCCGCACGCAACAATCGGTAATGCGGTCCTTGCTAATACCGTTATACGGTATTCCCCTGTATGGGCGGCTCAACTTGAGCTACTCACAGAGGAGGAGGGCGTCGGTTACGTGAAAATCGTACCCGGCAACCGCATTGTGACTGTTCCGAAGAACTACAAAACAGACCGCACCATTGCTATCGAGCCCGATATGAACAGCTATGTTCAACTCGGGATCGGTGGCGTGATGCGTCAGCGTCTCCTTCGCAAAGGAGTCGACCTAAATGACCAACGGAATAATCAGAGGCTTGCTTTCGCAGGTTCACTGAACTCCGCTTTGGCCACGATCGATCTCAGTATGGCTAGTGATACCATATCGAGATCGTTGGTCGAGCTGTTTGTCCGTGATGACTGGCTCTCTGCGCTAGGGCAGTGTAGGAGTCCATTCGGTAGTCTTCCTTCTGGAGAGAAGGTGTTCTACCAGAAGTTCTCATCGATGGGCAACGGATATACGTTCGAGCTTGAGACTCTGATATTCTGGTCTCTCGCCCGTGCTTATACCGAGATCCACGGTGAGAAGGGCGACGTAGTCAGCGCTTATGGCGACGATTTAGTCATCATGAGCAAGCTGGCCCCCGGATTCATGGACCTACTTCGATTCATGGGGTTCTCACCCAATGATAAGAAGTCTCATGTAACCGGAGGCTTTAGAGAGAGTTGTGGTAAACACTATCTCTTCGGCTACGACGTAACTCCGTTCTACGTTAAGAAGGCTCCAAAGACGCTCGTGGATTTGTTCAAGATTCACAACCAGATCTGGCGATTCATCGACCGGAGCTGGGCGTGGCTTGACGACGTCCAATACGAGCGACTTAAAGGAGTCTGCTCATGGCTTCGCGGATTTGCACCTGCGAAGTGGCGTAGACCCACTGTAGTTGACGGGCTCGGGGACGGAGGTTTCGTCGGTTGTTTTGACGAAATACTCCCTACTCGTGCTCCGCAGGGCTGGGATGGTTACTCCTTTCGGAGTTTCCTCACAATCCCTGTTTCGGATTCGTCTCACGACGGGTCCGGATTGCTCGTGAAGGCTCTCGCTTCTCTCGACTTAAGTCGGGAAGTGAGGTACCTTAACGGGGCGCTCCCTCTTGGCCTTGAAAGAAGCCCAGATGGAGTTGTCGTCGATTTTGAACTCGACGCAGACTCAGTGGTGTTCCCTATTAAAGGAACGCGGACTGTGGCTGGCAGGATATTCGTATCCCGCCAATACCTCAGTAAATAGTCCACCGGCTGTGAGGGCTGCTCGCCC